TGCCTGAGCACATCCTTCTGCAAGACCAGAAGCTGCTACAGGTGAACCACCATTACTACGTCCGAATGAGATTGCGTCACCAGTTGCGGCATAAATACCAGAAGCAACACGACCATCCCAACCAGATGCAACAGATACTGCAGCACGATAAACATAAGAAGGAAGAGTTGAACTACCTGAGATCACCATTCCTGTGATGTCTGTACGTGTATCATCATTTCTATAAGGTGAAGGAACGATAACATCTGCTGATGAAACCTTTCCACCTACCTTACCTGTAATCTGTGCATAACCACGTTGTTGAAAATATCTATAACCTGGAACTGCAAGTACAGAAGTAGGACCTCCTACACTCTTGTCATTAGAGCCACTATCGGTAGTATCAACATTTTTGTACCAACCGTTAAGAGCCTCTGTAAAGTTACCAGGGTAGATTTTCTTAGCTGATAAATAAGACATTTATTTCTCCTTTAATTTTACTTATTTTATTTAATTACTAGATGCTGCCGTCATCTGATACGAAACTAAATGCTGTTGTAACGAAATCTTTGTTTAGACTCTCGAAACCAGCGTATAGTTGCCAGATCAATATGATAAATCTGCTAAAGTCATCATTATTATTAATGAGCACCTGTGCGTTAGGTCCACCGATTCCAACACCAATTGCTTGTGGTCCGAAGAAGAATCCTTGAGCAACTTCTCTAGAAGCATAAGAACTATTGTCAAAAGTAGCTGTTATGTTCTTAGTTGGGAAGTTTGTAGACTCGAAGAATTTAACACCTTCAAACTGTACGCCTGTTGGCATCACTGGTTCACCTGCAAGGAAGTAAGCTTGTCCAGCCTGAGGTCCTTGGAAGAAACTAGCGTTGTTAGGAATCATAGGATTACCCATGTACATTCCTTGACCAGGGGCACCAGCGTAACGTGCGATTTCTCTGAAGTCGCTGTCACGACGTAAGTGCATCATGAATGTTGGGTCAACTAAGCAACGATATAAACCGTCTGCAGATGTTGGAACGTTTCTCTTACGTAAATCTTTAACAACAGTTAAAAGGTCAGTCTTAACTGAGAACTGCTGAATCTGATTACCATATTCTGTTGAAGTATATGTTATACGTCCAGAAGAGTCTTTTGTTTTTCCACCAGCGAAGAAGTAACCACCTTGTGAAGATGATGCTGCTCCGTTAGCTTCTGCTTTTGCAAGTTCGTCAATGAAAACTCTATCTCTTCATCTTCTATAGTCATCTAAAAGTGTTAGAGAACCAATAGACTGATGAAACATATTTAAGTTACCAGTGTCTAAAAGAAGACGCTGTGCTGTAACTAGAGTTTCACGAGCAATCTTAAACGTGCTTGGCTGTGTTGGATCACCAGGATCTGCAGGACCTGTGTACTCTTTAAGTACTACAAGAACCTTTTCCTTTGTGATGTTACGGCTGTTTGCAGTTCCGATTGTTTGGTCAGCAATACGTTCTCTGCTGTCCTTTGTTCCTGGTGTACCCCAGAATTTATATCTATCTAACTGAACCGTTTGTCCAGGTTGGCGAGAAAAGTCGTGTACCACTACTGGTTCACAGGCCATCTCAGCCACATAAGCTGGGTGGGGACGATAGAGTTCCGCACCTAGTATCTTTGGAAAGTCATTATCAATGAACACTTTGCTTTATCCTCCAAAAAGCGGCAGTAAATGTTTTATCGGGTAAAAGAATTAGACGGTATCTAGTTCTATCTATAAATTAAATTTTAGCAGTACATAATTTATTACAAAAAATGTATGCCATATTACATCATCCTAGATAAATCTCCCTGCATTTGATACAGAGAGTTCTGAGTATTACTAGGACCATATTGTTCAGGATCTATAGCATTACCTACAGCTCCTAAAACTACTCCTCCAGCTGTGGCACCTATCATTCCGGGAATTGCAGTATCAACTATAGGTTTTACTAGGTTGATATTAGCTCCTGATATGTTTTGAGAAGCCCCTGTTAAACCTGAAGCTAAACGAGCACGTAACTCATTAAAGTTAGGAGCATCAGCAAAATCCTCTGCATTTCTAGCACCTTCTGGTATAGATTTTGCAAATTCTTTTAAACGTTTGCCTGTTCCTTTTTGAACTTTTTTAGCTACTTTTAATACATCTTTTCCCATAGCGGGGGCATATTTACCAGCAAGAGCAACTCCTCCTAGAGCTCCTCCTACTGCTCCTAAACCCCCTAACATAGGTCCCAACATAGCCTTACTCCATTACGAATAGTTTATTCTGTACTGTGTTTGGCTGAGCCTGATTTAGCATTCTCCATGCATTCTGTGGATCACGAGACATTGTGTCGTTAAATGAACCCCAGAAGTTTTCTGGCTGCTGTGGTGCAGCTGCTTCAGGAGGTGCTGGCATATCATAGTTTTGTCCAACATACTGTCCTTCTGCAGGAGCTGTTGGATATCCCTCTGTTTCTAAATCTTGCTCAGTTTCATAAACAGGATAGGGTCCTTCTGGTCCAAAATATTTAAGTGTGTAATCACTTAATACATCTGGATTAGTAAGTATTTCGTTATAAGCTAAATTTTCTTGGTGTTCTTGTACAGCAAAATCAGCATATCCGACGATTAAATCTTGTGCTTCATTTCCCCAATCAACAGCACTATCTAGCATTTCTTCTAGGTTTAGAGCGTACTGGTTTAGAACGGCTGGTGCCTCTATCCCGAATGCGTCCATCACCTCCCTGCTCTCGTCGCTCATCCCCACCTCGTCCTGTATCTCGTCCAAGGCTGTCTCTGAGAGTGTCGAGTAAGTTGGGGAATAATTGTCCGAGTATTCCTGGTTGGCTGACCAAGTCTGGGCTTCCGATGCTGGCGTACTTAGGTAGCCGCTCTCCTGTCCGTAATTGGCCTGGTCGTATTGTGTCTCCGTCTGATAGGGTTGACCCTGGAACGGGGATTGAACTGGAGTACTCAGGACGTTCATTACCTTGTTGAACGCCGATTCCCATGGATTGCCCTCTGGTGCCGCCGCCGGTTGGGATTGGGGGGCGTACTGAGTAGGGTTTGATTGGTAACTGGGGCTCGCCTGAGGTACCGCTTGGGGGTAACTGGTCCCCACCTGATAAGCCTGAGGTGCTGCCTGAGGTGCCGGTGCCGGTGCCTGTGGTGCTACGTAGCTGCTTGGAGCTACTGTCCCTGCTGGTGCTTGGCTCATCTGTGGGGTCGATTGGACGGTAGCGTCCTGCATAACTCATCTCCTTTTGTAGTGCTTCTAATGTGCGATAAAGATATGGTGTTAGATCCAATCTCGGATCTGCTGCCATAGGTAGATCTGGTGATTGTGGGTGAGGAGTTCGCATCATTCCTCCCACTAAACTTGCGAATTGAGAGTATGCACCCTGCAACTCGTTCACCATTCTAAATGGGAAGCCTGATAACATGGCTGCCCTTTCCTCATCCGTCTTTGACGGAAATAGGTATTTCAATGCTTCTATGCTATCAACGCCTAATTCTTGAAGATTTCTAACAACTATAGAATTGTTAAGAGTATCCTGTGTGGAGTCTTCATATACAGGTCCTAACCATCTCCATTGAATGGTTACATCTCCGTCAGGTATTAATCCTTTTACTCCAGGTGGAACCTGTTGAGCTTGAAGACTAGCCTTCAACATCATCTTTATTTGTTCGTCATAAAACTGCATTGCTCCTTCATAAAGATCTATTTGTTCAGGAGTAGCATCCTCGGGTAAATCTACAGGTTTTTCTAGTCCTACTGCACCAGCTAAAGTTTCTTTAAATAGCTGTTCTTCTTGAAATATGATCAATTCTAAACAGCGACATAATCCATAAGTGTAAACAGAAGCAGCTTTTTTCTTAGCAGTTGCAGCTACCCTACCAAATAAAGATTTATATTCAGTGGCTGTAACACCAGCGGATATTGACAGTTCATCTACTCCTCCCAAAGAAGTTCTTATTTCTTCTCTATATTGACGTGAAAAAGAATTTTGATCTCCAGTAATTGCATCAGGAACAATATAACCAACACGGTCATTAGGTTCTAAATTAGCTATAACTCTAGGAACTCGTATCTGTCCATCTACACCACGGGAAAGTGGATCTGCTTTAAAACGAGATTGACTCATTGGATTTATTCCAGCAAAACCAGAGTTAGCAGCAATGGAAGGTCTTTGAACAGTAGACTCACCTGACTCCATTAAATCTGTTTTTGGTCTTGAAGATAATAAAGTAGGGTTACCAAAGAACTGAACATTTTTACGCATAGTGCGTATCATTTCATCATGAGTACATATATGATTAGCTAACGCATCAAACTCGCCTACCCCTTCTGCTGCAAATCCTTTAGCATTATTAAATATCTCTACGCAAGGAATAAACCCTAAACTGTTAGTAAATGTTTTAGTCTTACCTGCTAAACCTTGATAAGTAGAGTCAAAAGATATTTCACCTTCAGAATGTGTTTCTTGTATAGTTTTATTCTTAATAGATAATCTTATAAATCTTTTAGCTCCACCCGAACCTAACATATCTGGTCCACTAATACTTTGATTAATTACTTCTTGTTGATAACCAGAGCCTTGGCGTACTTTATAACTATATATAATTACAACTTCATCAAGCTGACCGTCAATATTGTAATAACTTCTATATTCATGCTTACGAAAATAATATAGTCTGTAATTAGTCTTAGTGGGTCTAATGTAAAAAATACCTTGTCCATCACAAAGAAAGTAATCCCATATAGAATCTAGTCTAGTATCAAGCTGATTATATTTAACTACTCTATCTACAAAATCTTTTCTTTGATTACCGAAGTTGTCTTGAGCAGGAAAGAACTCTACACCTTGTCTAATACCAAATAGTTTCATCTGAGCAAGATGGGAAGCCACTATACCAGTGTCTATCATTCCCCCACCATCTTTATTGAGGTAAGAGTCTATTATCTCCTGTAATCTAGTTTTTGGATCGTTGTTACCCATTTACTATCTCTTACGCTTATCTTTATATATCTTAGCAGTTCTAGCAGCTTTGCCTGCTTTTGCCGCTACTTTTGTATTCTTAACAAACTGCTCACCTCTTCTACTACCAGCTCTCTTTTTACGATCAGTTTCCTCTCTCTCTCTTTTAGAGAGTTTTGCCCACGCACTTTGAGGTAAGTAACGTTTAGTATATCCTTGTCGTATAGCTTTATCTGCCATTTTATTTCATATATTTACCAGCTAATTTAAAAGCTTTTTCTAAATCTTTAGCTTGTTGTAAATGCATCTTCGAACTGTTTTTTAGTTGAGATGTTATTTTTTTAACTTTTCTTTTTACGTCCATGATTAGTTAGCAGAATCTTTGTATTTTTTAGCAGCTGTTTTAGCTTTCTTTCCTTTCTCATACTGGTCTTTAGTCATCCATTTTTCTTTACCCCATTTTTTTAAGGCTTTTTGTTTTTTACTCGGCCCTCCTCCTTTATATCCTCCACCAGCTTTTTTATATTCTGACGCAACCATTTGAGCCTTTCTTGCACTCCACTGTCCAGGCTTTCCTCCACTGCTGCCAGCCATAATCCGATTTTTAATACTTTCACGTAAACCGGGTTTAGTGTATTTGGAATCATCTTGTGCCATTGTTATCTAATTAACTATGCCTCTACCAATCATTCCTCCGACCATTGCTCCCATGTTTCCTATTGGGAATACTCCACCACCCATAGCTAAAGGTAATTGTGGTCCTCCCATTTGTTTCATTTTTTCTATTGCTGCATCTTTTTCTCCTCCAGTTCCTGTCTCGGATAGTTTTCTAATTCCTCTCATCTTTCTATTTTTTGGGCTTTCATTTATATCAAAACTAATACCAGCTACGTTTCCAATTGTTTGTCCCAATGATCCACCCACACCTACTCCAAGGCTAGGTACATTTCCCATTGCTTGTCCCAATGCTCCTCCTGTAAATGCTCCTCCTGCAATAGGTCTAGGATTAGTGCCTTGAGGTGGATTTAAATTAGGTAGAGGTCTTCCCTCTTTTTTATATGCTTCAATTAGCCTATTCATATCTTGTGGAGTTACACCACGACTTAACGCCCCTTGAAACATTCCACTATTTCCTGGTCCTGCCCCGCCACCAAAATTAAACATGATCT